AGACAGAAATCGATTACTGCAAAACGACTTCAAGAGTTCTTTGAAAACGGCTTTATTGCATGTAAGACTGAAGATGAACGGCGCAACTACCATCGTAATGCTACCTTGGTAGATCTTGCTATGATACCTAAATATATCCAAGATGAGGTTATAAATACCTTTACGACATATCCCGTTAAGGATAGAAGCCTGTTGCTTGACTATTTTATGGCTAATAGAATGAAACAGATGATTGAACACATTCAGGAGTTTTGATGAACTTACTAGTATCCGAAATTTTAGATAAATTTGAAGCAGCTAAGACCCGAGAGGAAAAGATCGCAGTCTTAAAGAACAACGTAACTGATCCATTACTTGTTTTACTTCGATTAAATTTTGATCATATGCTTAAGATGGATTTACCTGAGGGAGAGCCTCCATTCAGGAAAGATACCGATAAGCCGATCGGCTATAACGAATCCTCTCTTCAGTTAGAACTTAGACGTTTCTATGTTTGGTTAGAGCCTTCTACTAACTTACCTAAGCTTAAAAAAGAATCTTTGTTTGTAAATATGCTAGAAGGTATTCACTGGACGGAGGCAGAGGCTTTATGTCTAGCTAAAGACCGTAAGTTACATACGAAGTATAAATCTTTAAAAGAGGATATGGTGAGGGAGGCGTTCCCGCTTGCTCTTACCCCAAAACCTGTAGAGGTGAAGAAAGAAAAAGCCCCTTTAGCATAAAATCTCTTTGGGTATCGTTACTTAAACGGTTTGAAAAACCTGAACCATCACCGTGGTCAGTAAGTAACGACTTACCTGAACCAGAGAGATTTTATGATGTAAGACAGGTAAGGTTACGTCAACCCCGTAAGAGTTGACTTATTCTCTAGTTATGATATAATATGTTATGATCTACTCGAATACTAAATCTAAAGTTAAACCTAAGACTATGCCTAAGGCTGAACGCGAGGCTTACGCTAAGTGGTGTGCGAAATACGATATTAACCCTGAAGGCAAGACTAAGAAGAAATCTACTAATATGATAAAATTACCTGGAACTGTTTATACTCCCTTTATTCGTGAGACGATTCGTTATCCTAGTCGTGATACGGGTCATAGCGGTGCGGTTACTACTGGTGTAAAGAAGTATATGTATACTGGTGATAAAATGCTGGGTATTGCTGTTATGCATAAGTCTAACTTAGTACCTATTTTTAGTGATGATAATGCGGTAGAAGTATCGCGAATGAGACGCGGATGAAAATCTTACTTGGTTCTGACCTACATATCGAGTTTGGTCAACTCAAAGTTACTAATGCGCATAATGCAGATGTACTAATCCTCTCAGGGGATATTGTTACAGCGCATGACCTGCGGGATTGGAACCCTGGTGGTATTATACCTCCTATGGAAAAAGCACAGCGCTTTATGACGTTCTTTGAACAATGTTCATCTAGCTTTAAGCATGTGCTCTACATAATGGGTAACCATGAGCACTATCATGGTGACTATGCTACCTCCGCTGATACTCTACGATCGGTTCTAAAAGAGTTCCCTAATATTCATTTCATGGATAAAGAAAGTATTACTATCGATGACGTTACTTTCATTGGTGGTACTCTCTGGACTGATATGAATAAGGCAGACCCGCATACCCTTTATTCAATTAAAGGTGTAATGAACGACTTTAGAATTATTAAAAATAGTTCAAGAGTAGTTTCGTTTAAAGATCAGGAAGGTAAATTTCACGAGAGGATTGCTACCTTCTGCCCGGAAGATACGGTTGAAGACCATAAAGCAATGCTGGCTTTTATTGACGAAACTACGAAGGATGAGACTGGTAAGTTTGTAGTTGTTGGTCATCATTCACCATCTAAAGCATCTACTCATCCTCGGTACAGGGGAGAGTCGTTAATGAATGGGGCATACAGCAGTGATCTGTCTGAATTTATTTTAGACCGGCCGCAGATTAAACTATGGACACACGGACACACACATGACCCTTATGACTATATGATTGGTACAACTCGTATTGTTTGTAACCCACGAGGCTACATTAACTACGAAGAGATAGCTGATAATTTTGAATTTAAACTACTTGAGGTATAAAATGAGTCTTCCTTCCGATCCCGCCGCGCGTAAAGCTATTAAGAAGTGTATGGATGAGCTTTCAGCGTCCATGGCACGCACTGAAGGTGAGCGAACCTTTATTAAAGAGGCAATTGCTAATATATGTGAAGAATATGAAATGAGTAAAAAAACGTTTCGTAAACTAGCTAAGGTTTATCATAAGCAAAACTTCTCTACTGAGGTTGCCGAGCATGAAGAGTTTGAGATGATGTATGAGCAGCTAACTGGGGAAACCAGTCTAGGTGTTATTAATTAAATGCATACAGTTTACAATTTAGAAATGCAGATTCGCGATAAAATGAATCGACTTAAAAAGACCTCTCATGTTGGTGTTTACCTTACGTTAGAAGAAATAGAAGTTGCTAAAAGTAAAGTATTAGCAGATAATCCTAATGTGACTTTTGAGGTATATCCTTGTGAACATATTTTATTTGAGCAACAACCCGACTGAATGTGCGCAACAGCATGTAGATAAACATGTAGTTAAAATGATTCTGGAATACGGTCAGTTGATGTCTACTGCTCATCGTGTATTGGATGGTGAACCTTATTATGGTAAGACTAAAAACGATCGTAATATTGCAAGATGGCAGTTGCCAGATTCTAGAGAAGAGATAGTATGGAAAGCGTCTCATTTTAACCATCCTTCTAATATATGGGTACGGCAGTCTTCTAATCATTATAAATGGCTGCATAGTTTATGGCTTGAACTGTTATCTGAGTATACTTACCGCTACAGTAAGAATCATTCCGCAGAAAGAATGAAAGAAGTCTTTAGTCAATTGCCTAAGAATATTCCACAAAGAGGCTGGTTATCTGACCCTACACCAGCCATGCCAGATGGGTATAAGACACCCAGTTCTATTCAAAGTTACCGTAACTTTTATATTGGTGATAAAAAGTCTTTTGCCTCACGGAAAAACCGTGATACACCAACCTGGTTTATATAAATAAAAATATGCCAACATATACATTTCGAAATAAAGATAGTGAAGAGATTTTTGATAAGATCATGTCATGGAATTCTCGTGAAGAATACTTAAAAGAGAATCCTAATCTTGAGGTCATCATGGGCGCCCCTGCCATGGGTGATTCTGTTAGACTAGGAATTAGAAAACCTGATCAAGGCTTTAATGAAGTTTTGTCCAAGATTCATGCCGCAAATTATAGAAGTAACTTGGCGGATAAACTATCCAGAAAATAACTCTGGGTGTCTTTGTTATAAAAACAAGTGTAAGGATTACAGGTAATACTGTAGTCCTTTTTTCATTTCTAAAGGGGAACCATGTCTACTAAAAGAGCTGCTAAACTTGCTATCGTTCATGACACAGAGGAGAGGCAAACAAGTTCGAGAACCCAGACTTCAAACGCACTTAAATTAAAGATCGACCACCTAAAAACATTTACACCTTTAACAGATAATCAAAAACTATTTTATGATGCATATAAAAGAGGCGATTACTTTATGGCACTCCATGGAGTTGCCGGTACAGGTAAAACGTTTATTGCAGTATACAAAGCACTAGAAGAAGTATTAGATAGAAATAACCCATTTAATAAAATTATTATAGTAAGGTCGGCCGTACAGTCTAGGGAGATGGGTCACCTTCCTGGCGACATCGATGAGAAGTTAGATATATATCAACAACCTTATCGACAAATTTGTCACACGTTATTTGATCGAAAAGACGCATACGACAGATTAGCAGAACAAGGTCATATAGAGTTTATATCAACTTCTTTTATTCGCGGTATGTCCTTTGATGATGCGATTATTATTGTCGATGAGATGCAAAATATGACGTTTGAAGAAATTGATACCGTTATGACACGCGTTGGTTATAGATCAAAGATTATTTGGTGCGGAGACTACAGACAAACTGACCTAAATAAGAAGAAGAATGACGTTAGTGGTATATTGAAATTTTTTGATATTGCATACCACATGGCAGCCTTTACAAAAATAGAATTCGAAGCCGATGATATTGTTAGAAGCTCTTTAGTAAAAGACTATATATTGGCTAAAATAAGATACGAAGATAGGGAGAACTAAATGAGCTTTGATTTTGAATTTACAGTTGAACAAGTAAGAGAACTTGTACCACGTGCAATAGGGGGACCTGATGACTGGTACGAAAGTATGTGTGAAGCTTTACCTCAATACGGCATTACAACGATACCCCGAGTAGCTGCTTTTATTGCGCAATGCGCTCACGAGTCTGGAGGGTTTTCTACCTTGGAGGAGAACCTTAACTATAAAGCAGCAACATTGACCAGGATATGGCCTCAGCGCTATCCAGCTGGTATAGCGGAACAATATGCTGGTAAGGCTGAAGCAATCGCAAATAAGTCTTACGGTGGTAGAATGGGTAATGGGCCTGAGACTTCTGGTGATGGTTGGAAGTACCGTGGTCGTGGGCTTCTTCAATTAACCGGTAAAGATAATTACAGTAGTTGCTCAAAGTTTATGTTTCAGGATGATACGTTAATTGAGAACCCCGATATTCTTTTAGATGCGTATTACGCAATTCACTCAGCTGGTTGGTTCTGGCATAAGAACAATCTTAATCAATATGCCGATTCAGGTGACTTTGTTACGATGACTAAAAAGATTAACGGTGGTACTATTGGTTTAGAGGACCGTAAGAAACATTACGCCCATGCAGTTGAAGTTTTGTCAGGAAGCCATTAAAATAACTTATGTTTAATCATGTACAGCTTGACCGTGAAGTCCCCAAACTACAACAACTAAACGAAAACGGTACCCGTTATTACGTTACACCGGAGGGTAATAAGTACCCTTCTATCACTACGGTGCTTGCCGCCTACAACATAGGTTATATTATGGAGTGGCGTAAGCGAGTTGGTGAAGAGGTGGCTAATAAAATATCACAAAAGGCATCTGGTCGTGGTACAAGAATTCATACATTGTGCGAGCAATATATTGATAATAAGGTACCTGCGTTTAAGAGTCCTTTAGATCAGGAGTTGTTTAATAAATTTAAACCTACCCTCCACCGTATTAATAACGTATATGCTCAAGAGCTACGAATGTACTCTGATCATTTGCGTATTGCTGGTACTGTGGATTGTGTAGCTGAATTTGATGGAGTTTTATCTGTTATTGACTTTAAAACAGCTAAAAGGATTAAAAATAAAGAAGATATCGAGAATTATTTCATGCAATGCTCTGCCTATGCTATTATGTTCGAAGAACAGTTTAAGATACCAGTTGCTCAAACCGTAGTTGCAATTGCAGTAGATGACGAAGAGCCTCAGGTCTTCGTTGAGCGTAGAAACACTCATGTAAAACGCCTAATGTACTTTCGGGATCTCTACGAAAGAAAGAGTGGATTAGTAGTGGCATCTACTGTATAATCCATATGTGGGCGGTTGAGAATTAGGTCGCCTAAATATACATTACGATCGTATGAAGTTAATCGAAAGTAGTTCTGGACAGGAGTGCAAATCTCCTCAGGTCCACCATAAGGTCTTAGAACCAATACTTCCAACGACATGTTGTGGTAGAGGATGCGAACATTGTGTTTGGTTAAGTTATTTCGAAGCACATAACGCATGGAAGAGTCTTTATGATGGGCCTGTTCTAGATTCGACAGGGCAATAAGTACAAAGATGGACG